CCGGCCTCTCTCAAGCTGTAGGCCGGCCTGTGAGAGCAAGCGAGCGGAAGCGCATAAAAAGAGGAGGCCCCGGAGGGCCTCCGCTTAAATCGCATCGTAGCGGCTCACGCTCGAGCTTGCCATGTTCCAGGCGTTCCGCTGGCTCTGCACACCCAGCCCATGGTGGCTCCGGTAGAGTCGAACACGATATCGCCCTGGTAGTGATGGCCGGTCGTAGGCGCCGCTGTGCCCCACATGATCCCGCGCACCTGAGTGGTTCCGTTTACAGGAACGCCGACATTGAACGCGTTTCCGGCGATGCTGAAGTTCTTTGTCGCGTCGTTCTGGTTGCCGGTGACGATGTTCATGTAGTTGTAGAAGCGGCTCACAGTAGCCTGGCAGATGATGCCATAGCTGTTATTGACGACGCACACGTTGCTGAAGACGAACACGCCGTTGGAGGTGACGCCTTCTTCGGAGTCTCTCGCGCCGGCATAGATCGCGGTGGCGCATCCTTTGATATGGCAGCCGTTTACGAAGCAGTCGGCCGCGCCGGTAAAGGCGATGCCGTACCGGGTGGCGCCTTTGATCAGTACGTTCCTCACATAAACGGAGGAGATGAAGCGGCTGTCGAGGGCATCCTGAGTGCCTCCCTGGAGGGTACAGTTCACTATGTTGGCGTTCGCGATATGTCCGATGGTATCAGCGGTTCCCAGGAGGCTTACGGCCGTCTCAGTGGCTTCCAGATCGCAGGATTCGATCGTATAATTGTACGGATTCTTCGTCCGTGTAAAGGCTCCGAAGCCGGTCTTCACGTTCCTGGCGATCACCTTCGATACCATCACGTCATGGACGTCGCCGTACAGGACCACCACGGCGGCGTTCGTGATCGCGCCCACTGTGTCGCTGGCCTGGATGTCAGTGATGAATATGTCATATGTCTCGAGAGAGCCGTCCAGGTATACCACATGATCCTGAAGGTTGTAAGCGATCACGCCGCGGACAGTGAGATCGTGGCCGCCCTGCATATAGATGAAGCCGCCGGGATTCCCTACAGCGCCGGTCAGATCGTGAACCACGCAATTCTCGATCAGCGTGTTGCTGGCCCGGCTCGTCCGGATCATGTATCCCCGGCCGTTTGAGAAGGTGCAGTTCCGGACCACCAGCCCGGTGGCCGTCGTGGCGTTGATCGCGTAGAAGTCTACCGACTGGGTATTCCGGTCAAACTCGATTCCGACGATCTCAACGTTATTCAGGCCGCCGACATTGAACATATAGCTCCCGGAAGTGAGGGAAGAGCTGGTTTTTGCCGTAAACTTTCCGTTTGTTCCGTAAAGCCTGAAGCCGTGCCGGAGGGAGATCGTGCCGTCGATCGTGATGTTCAGATCCTGAATGTCCAGCTCTCTCCGGGTCTTGACGGCCTTCACGACAAGCGCGGTCTCATCAGAGCCGTCTCCCTGGATGCCCCAGGCCCTTGCTCTGTTGGAGAGAGGATAGGCGTACAGAGAGAGTCCGCCGCCCACATCGATACCGTCTGTGCTCGTCGTGATCACATAGACGGCGCCGCCGCCGTCATTGACGGAATAATAGCCGGCCGTGGTGACGGTATCTCCGGCGGCCAGATCCGCGCCGATATCCTGAATGTCTCCGAAAGTCTCGACCTTCCAGGTCTTGCTGGCTGTGAGCTTCGTATCCAGCGCGGAGATATCTCCCTGAAGGCTCAGGAAGATACTGTTGAGCAGATCGTCATTGATCAGGTCCGCGAGCGTTCCGTCTTCCAGCCATTCGTTCATGACGTTCTGGACTTCTGTGGGAATATCCTGGGAGAAGAGCTCCTGGATCTGGATCTCATGTTTTGCCAGCTTCTCTATGATCCAGTCCAGGTTGATCTGGCTGAAATCGGTGTTAGGGAAGCGGTCATAGAAACGGTTGAAGAGTGCCATGATTATCCTCCTTCTTAATAAATGGCCATGCAGAACTCGCCGAGAAAGTCGTTCGCGATGAGATCGTATACATTATACTTATCTCTCGTCTCGATCTCCTCCCGGAGCATGGTGGCCGATGTAGTGACGCCAATATTACCATATGCCCGCCCTCGCCGCTTTGTCCAGCTTCTTCCGGCCGTCTCCGTTTTGACGTTATCGCGGAGAGTGTCCGAGTCAAAGGCTGAGACCTTGTCGAGCGCGGTACCGTCGCCTCTGGTTTTGTCGTCCCACTCTTCGTGTCTGTCGTAGTTATGGAGCGGATCATAGTCCTCACTGAGTGCGAGGCTCCATCGCTCGAACGTCCTGGCCTTTTTCTTTGACCAGACGCCGATGGCCTCCAGGAGAAACTCCGGATTCGTATAGAGAAGCGGAAACTCCGAACATCTGATAAAAATGGTGTCTATCGCGACATCCCTGTCGACAGCTGCCGGAAGGATCATTTCCTCGAAGAGATCATGTCCGGTCGCGACGGCCCATGCCTGGGCGCTCTGGATCGTAAATTTACCTATCGCCATCAGCTGAGGCCTCCTCTCCGGAACCGTCGGCGCGGATGCTGTAGGAGATCTCCAGATCCGGATACAGCTCCCGGATCCGGCGAAGCGAGGCGTCGAGACAGTCGGCGCACGTCAGGATCCGCGCCTGGCTGTCTTCCTTCCTGGCCTCCGCCTCGTCTACCACCATCCGCTCCATTTTCTGGTAAGGTACTGTCTGAATACCGATCTCCGCGTCGAAGGCGTTCAGGATCGTCTGGTGGTCCTTGAGCTGTGCGGAGACGATATAGTTCTTGGCCACTTCCTGGATCTGCGTCACGAAGAACGGCTCGGCCTCGTCGGTCGGCTTCTTCCGCTCGCCGAGGGTCCGGTCGTAGAACACAGCCGGCTCACCGCGGTTGATCCGGTCGACGATCACCTTCAGGGCCTCGGCCTCCGCCTTCGTCTTTGCGCTCAGGATATACGCCATCTTGCTGTTGATCATGTTGGTGTTGATGGCGACGTCAAGCTCACTGAGCTGGATCGCGTAACGGTCAAGAATATCAAAATATCCCAGATAGTCAGGCGTCACCTGGAGAAGCTCACAATCTTCTCCTATGGTGAACTCCCGGCTCATCATGGGATTCGCGACGATGGCCTTCACCGGCTGGTAGTAGAAGTCGAACCCGGAGAGTCCGCAAGGCTGGAAGAAATACCCCAGCTCCTCGTCCTTCGATATCATCAGGTATCCCAGGCGCCAGAGCCAGTAAGTGAAAAAGTTCTTCACGTTCCCCTGCCAGGTCTCCGGAAGCTTGAAGTCGATTCGGGAGCACAGCCGGAAGTACAGGGATCTTACCCAGTAATTATAGGACCAGTTACTCCTCGCCTTGACGGCGGAGGGGCTGTTATGCCCCTCCGCCCAGGTGATCTGGTCATAATTAAGAGGATAATACATAGGCTTCTCCTCTCTTTCTGGCCGCGGACCTTAGTCTTCCATGTAGAAGAGGACCGCGTTCTCGGAGTAGTCGTTGATGGCGTTCCGGGCAAAGCTGTACCAGGTATTGATGTAGTGCTTCCTCGCCTCCATGGGAGAGGTCGCCACGTTGTCGATCTGGTACTGAACAGCCAGAGCATCCTCGTCGAATAGCAGGCCCACAACGTTGTCAGTCGCGACGGCCGTGCCGGTATCGATCGCGCCGGTGCTGTCGAGGATGCTGGGAGTGATGGAGATCGACATGGGTGAATCGGTGGCCTGCCAGTAGTCGATGCCTTCGTAGTTCTTGACGTTGAGATACTGAGGATTGAAGATACCACTCATTACCTGGGTCCGCGCATCGATCATCATGGGATTGAACAGGAACAGCTTCTGCTTGTCCTTGGGAGTGTGACGCAAAATCACCTTGTTATCCAGCCGGGTCGGATTCCAATGGTACAAAGCAGTCCTGTGCGTGAACAGATCGGAATACTTCTGGACAGTTGCCACGAAGAACTTCAGGAACTCATCGAAATGAGTCGTTAGAAGCTCTTGGGTGGTGTACGCCGGGGATGGGTTATAGGTATTGTTGAACAGGGTCGTAAGGTTCACAGCTCGGTCCATAGCAACGCTCATGTCGTACAGGCCGGCCATGAAGTTCAGGACGGTCATCCTGGCGAAGGCTTCCTTCTGGCTCTCGATCTCGTTACCCTTCTCGGTCATGAACCCGGCGACAAAATTCGCGAACTGTTCCTCGCTGGCGAAAGCCTGCTTGACCTGGTATTCATACCGGGTAATGCAGTCCTGCCACACGGAGGATCCGGAGAACTGGAACTCGATCGGGACAGGAGGATGCTGTTCCCACATGGATGCGGTCGACTGGGCGGCGGGAGGCGTTCCGGCAGGGTTCGTTCCATTGTCGAAGTTTTCGGCCAGGTTCGTGAACAGCTGAGTGTTCCAGTCGCCGGCCGGAAGCGCCGGATCCGACAGGAAGGAGATCTTCCGGAGCCGGTTCGCGTAGGCGCCGCCGTCCATGCGGTTGATCAGGCCATACTTGGCGTTGTAGGGCCGGATCGCGATCAGGGTCTTCAGGATCTGGAGGGAGAGGGCGTTCAGTGTGTTCTCGGTGCCGCTCTGGAGAACATTCTCGCCCACCGCGATGAAGCTCGAAGGGTCGGTCGCCGTCAGGGTGGCCTCTCCGGTGAGCTGTTGCTGGATGCTGTTAATGATGGCATAACAATCCAGCGGCGTGAGAGTTCTGGGCATTGTGTTACTTCCTTTCTATTACATATAATCGACAGCGATCTCCGCGAGGATATCGTCTGCTGTCTTTTTCTGTACCTGGCCGCTCAGGTCCTTCCGGGCCGCGGCCTTCTCCGTTTTAGCCTTCAATTCTTCATACAGCTTTTTGTAATCTTCCGTCTGCTCTTTTTCCTTCTCCGGCTCCGGATCCGCTTCAGGTTCCTCACGGTCCGGATCCTCCGGAGCCTCATCCAGAAGCTTCAGGTATTCCGGCACGTCGTCCTTTTTGACGCCTCCGTTCACCAGCTCCAGGATCTCGTCTTTCCGTTCCAGCTCGGAGATCTCGCCGGCGTTGTATCCGGCCTTCATCAGCTTCAGAATATCAGCTATCTTCATAAATACCTCCATTAATTTAGGGGGACAGGTGGATGGTCAGTCCAGCCGCCACTGCCTCCAGTGTTGACCCGCGGCATATGTCCCCCTGTTACTATTTGTAACACTTTAATTAATATTTGTCAAGTAATAAGGGGTTTCTTCCGGAGCCGGTTCCGCTTCCGCTTCATGATCAGGTGGGCCGTACCGAATCCCTGGCCCTGGAGCCAGGTAAGCCAGTATTGGGCGTCGTCCACTCGGTTTTGGTATGATGACGCCGCGGCCCAGTCTGCCGGCTTTTCATAACAAAGCTCAAAGGCTCCGGTCAGGTTCTCTATGGTGTCGTTTCCGGCTTTGAACTCCGCGAAGGTCATCCAGTAGAAGTCGTCGATATCAACGCCTATCAGCTGGAAGTCGTCGTAGTAATAATCGTGGAGCCATTCCTCATGAACAAAATTATTCTCAACGGTCCTGGCAAAATACGCCATCTGGTTCGCGCCGTCCTGAGGGATTCCGGGAATATCGGAAAAGTTTGGGCCATAATTAGGCTGGGCCATGGCCCACACGTCGTGGATATAGGACCCGGCCGGAGTGAAGCCGAACAGGCCATATCCGTGGTTCTGTGCCACGTCGATCTCATAGGTGTCCGTCGAGGCGAGGATATCGTCATCCTCCCAGCGCCACGGATTCAGGCCGCCTTCGCCGGCGCCGTTTCCCAACATGGCCGCGATAGCCGGAATACTCCAGCCTTGCGCTATCATTACCAGCGCCATCTCACGGACGTTATCCTGCCCCTCGTCGCTGTTCCGGCTGTATCCTCCGGTTGCTTTTGCGTGCCACATAAGATCACCTCACTCATAGAAGAAACCGCTCTCCAGGTATCCGCGGATCCGGACCTCTTCCTCGGCCGTGCCGGCGATCGCCAGCTCCGTGTTGGCGCAGAGGATATATCCGGGGATGTTGGACAGCTGCCGGACTTTACATAGCGGCCGGCCGTGCTGGGCGACGTCGTCGTCTACCGGGATCTCCCAGACATACTGGATATATGGATATCCGGTCCAGGCTACCATACTCCCAGCTGATCCGTGCTGACGAACTTCCGGGATCCTGTTCTTTGCGGCGGATTCAATGGCGGACATCGCACCGGTTATGATACCTCCGGCGGCTCCGACATAGTCTCCGGCGAGCGCGGAACCGGCCGCTCCAAGCACCGGAGCAAGGACATCCTTCAGGCCGATGCCGCCGGCGGCTATCACCTGAGTCATGGGTACATTTACACAGTTCTGGAATTTTGCGACTGTTATGTTATGATCGTTGGACGGCTGTGTTCCTTCCACATATACCGTCATCTTACATTCTCCCAGGCGGACATCGGTGATAAACATGGCTTTAATGTCTCCGGGGTTTCCGGCGAGAATCGTGGCGTCAATGTCTATCATGCCATAGGGAGGAAGATATACAGAACATGAGGAATATGCTCCGCTGTTCAGGTACTTTCCTCTCGACGCCGCGAGAGGGTGGTCCACCTGAGACAGGGTGATCGTGGTTGTATCCTTGGCCGCCGTAGTATATCCAAGGTCGAGGCCGTAGCAATAGCCGGGAGGAACAGTAACATTTCCCACCGGGATCCCGGACGCTATCTGATTTCCCAGAGTACCATATACGAACGGAAGCCAGATACAGGAAGAGATATACTGAAGCGGATCCACGGCCAGCTTCAGGCTGGGATCCACGATAAGAAAATCTCCAAGCACCTGAACAACATAGTAGTCGCTGAGAAGATAACCGAAGAAGGTGGTCAGTCCGGTATAGTTCATTACATAATATCGGATGCCGCCGGTGCCGGCAATGCCAATACAGTAACATCCATCACTCGGAGATCCGCTTTGCCAGGGAGTTGTTGCCGCGTAACTGACGTGGACAGTTGGGTCCGCCTTCGTGGGATATTTGGCATCGATAATAGAGCCGTCCCACTCATAGGCGCTCCGGAGAACGTACTGGGAGCTGTTTCCGATCGTATTCCTGAACGTGGCCAGCACGTCGATGGAGAGATGATACTCCAGCAGGGCGCCGGCATAGACGTATTCCGTCACGAAATAATACCGCTTGAACTCCGGGATGTAACAATAATTATACTCGGCCGTCAGTGTCTCCCGGTCGAATACCAGCACCGGATTAATCACAGAGCTGGGCGCCTTCAGGTAACAGTCGCGCTCTACGTCAAAGCTCCCCGGCGTCTTGGTGCTGTTCTCCCTCTTCCGGAAGCTGGTCAGCTTGACCACCATATTTATCAGTCCCTTCCTTAAGTTTCTTAAGATACTTCGCGAAGAATTTCCCCAGGCGAGGATTCAGCTCGATCAGGTTCTCCAGGATGGAGATCGTCTCCATGAGCACCAGATAAGAGCAGACGCCGATCACCATCGGGAGATGGATCCCCAGCTCCAGATAGTTCACGGCGTACTCGCAGAGGAACGCGAAGATGATGGCGACGATCTCAGACAGCTTGTGGAACAGGCCCTTCCGGAGGGCCGTAGAGTCCACAGCTTTCTGAGACAGCGCCTTGATGAATCCTGTGATCACGTCGAATACGATGAAACAGGCTGTAATGATACCGTACCGGATCACAGGACCCACCACCTTGAGATGAGATCGGACCAGGTGTCCCGGTCGATCTCTCCGGTCACAGGAAGGCCGTCGTCTCCCTGGAGCTTCTCCACGGCCGCCGCGGTACGCGGCCCATAGTAGCTGTCGATGTCCGCCCGGTCCGTAAAGTATCCCAGATCATAGAGCATCCCCTGGGCGTATAGAACGCCCAGGGCATTGCCGGAACCTTGACGGAGGGTAGGAAGATCATTCCCCACTGTTCAGAACCTCCTCGATTTGTTTCTCAAATTCCTTGAACAGATCCGAACCGTCCTCGATCTTGAAGTAGCACACGTTGTAGAACTTGCCGTCGCTTCCCTTATAGCTGGGGAAGGAGATAAACTCCTTCTGCTCGCCGGTCTTGTTCTGGAAAGAGATGTACTGGAGGCCGTAGATGGTGACGCCGTTCACCACGGCGTTGAAACGGTAGCATCCCTTCCGGTCCTTGATGGGACGGACGGCCAGGACCTTCACCTGGTACTCGAACTTCTCCTCGGAGGAGGCGGACTTGTTCTCTTTCTTGTTGTTAATCATTTTAGCACCTTTCCGGCTTGTTTACAAGCCTTTGAATATTTTAGTATAGTTGTAGATGAGATTGTATGCGCTATAGTCACTGAAGAACATATTGCCGTCCGTGATCTCGCCGGTGAGCAAAACCCCATATTGCAGATAAAACCTCCTTTGGTCGGCTTCGATATCGAAGTCATAAGAATCACCGCTTTCGGCTTTTGAGCGGCAGCAGTAGAACAGGCCGTTCTTGCTGTTTCTGTAAAGATAAAACCTCCTTCCGTTATATGCAAAATCCGCGAAGCATATCATGTTTTTCATAGGGACCTTCCGGATCTTGCTGTTATCATTAAAAGCGAACTTGCCGCCGAAAGCCATCTCTCCCCACTTTGTTCCGCTCATGGCGCTGTAGATCGCGCTGTCCTTGTTCGCGCTGGCGGAGTAGGGTATGAACCTCAGTAGGATCTTGCGCTCCGGGATCCAGCGGACCTCCTCTCCGGAGGCGCTCATCTCGTTCAGGTCGTCGATGATCTGGAGCGTCTCTGTGATCGGACAGTAGAGCTCTGTGGTATTTGCGAAGAGGATCACCTTCAGGGGATCCTTGCCGCGGCTCTCCCGGTCTCGGTTTACCGTCATGTAGAGATCCAGGAGAAGCTCTCCCTCTTTCCGGTTCACTCTCTCCCCAAGCTGAGGGATATACTCGTCGAAGCAGAGGAAGCAGATATCCGACATATCAAAGCCTTTATACTTATGCACCGCGCTCATGGCCAGACAGTAGCCTCGCGGCTTCGGATCGTCTCCGGAGTATATACCGTTGATGCCCTCATAGATCTTCTTCATGTGGAAGTCCGTGAAGTGATCCCGGTTTATCGGATTCAGGGGAGAGAAGTCGTCGACTTCCAGGAGCTCCACGTCCTTCTGGGTCCGCTTCATATAAACAAAAGGTATTCCCTGTTCCAGACAGCCCCAGAGAAATCCGTAAGTCTTACCGGGGCCGCGCTTGCTGTGGGCCTCGATGATCACGGCCTCCGGATATGCCTGGATATCATCGAATACGTTATAATACCGCGTCGTCGCCATAATATGGTACCGATACCTCCATTCCATTCAGCGCCTGCTGGATCTTCTTCTCTATACTCGGCGATACCTCATAGTCGCACGGGATCAGGTTGATACTGTCTCCGATCAGGTCGCCGTAACTGTTCCGGTGGATCTCGATGGCGTAGTGATACATATGAGTCAGCTTCCCGGTCTTCTCGCCCTGGAAGATGAAACCAGGCTTAAAGTTCCGGATATCATCCTCCAGACAGGCGACGCCCTTCTTCGGAACGCCGGCGACGGTGATCTTCAGCTTCCCTGTCTCTGCGTCTCTGGCCGAGTAGCATTTAGAATGCCAGCCGCGGAACTCACTATAGACGCCGTCTTTCTCCGCCACTCCAAGCCAGTATTCCCGGCCGTTGTGCTCAACCGCGCCGAAGCCGCGAGTCGTGAGCCGTTCCTTTACTTCCCTGTTATAGGCCTCCACGGCCGCCTCGTCGCAGTGCTCGAAATAACAGGAGTCGGTATCCGAATACAGCCAGGAGTCCGGGCCGGCGGCACAGCTCCCCAGGCGGAACAGATTCCGCTGGGCGTAGCTGGTACACCATACGCCGACAGAATACCATAGGAAAAGGTTCTGGTTGCTGATGGCCTTCAGGAAGTGCTCCTCGTCGTGGTTGTCCGCAATCTCATAGTCGCCGGTAACAGGGTCCTCCGTGATCTCGTCCCGGACGATCTTCTGGACCATCATGCCATAGATGCTGTTGAGCTTGGCCTTCGCAATGGCGTACTGTACCGGATCTCCGCCCTTCAGGACCGTCTTATCCCGGAAAAGCTGATAGATGTATCCGGCGATCCAGTCCGGGAGATACCTCTTCGCGGAGTACCAGCAGTCGCTCAGCTCCAGCTCGTCCCACTCATAGATCTGACTGATCAGGTCCAGGGAGATCTCGTTCATCCAGAGGGAGCAGAAGCCGGCCTCCCGGATCCGGCCGTTGTCCGCGACGGCATCCATCACCATGGTAACCTTGGACAGCTGGAGGACCGGCATAGGGAAGAACGGATCCTTGAGCCGGACGTTCCGGAAGGAAGCCTCGAACATGAATCCCTCATCGTCGCTCCGGCTCCGGATCCACTCCGGCGTGGGATCGAAGGGGAGCCGCGCCCACTTCTCATAAGGGAACGGATACGCCAGCAGACAGTACGGATATGAACTCGCGAAGTCAAAGGCTGTGGCCGGAACGACGTCTCCGGCTCGCCAGCGGTTCATGTGAACGTAGCCTCCGTGATACATCCACTCATTGATGGTATAGGGTTCCCACTCATAATTATCCTTTACCCACTGGTGGGCATGATGCACTTTAGATACCTCCCTCAGCTCGCTCCTGGGGATCCCTGTGGCCGTGTAAGGGAATCCCCGGTATGTTTTCCTGATCGCCTTCCTGGTGGCCTGCAAACACTCTACGCCGGCGAGGACGTCGTTCACGATGTAGATCTTTTCCTCTTCCGTCAGCTCGTCGCGCTGGTGCCGGATCTTATCATAGTCCCAGGAACCCACGGCCTTCTGGTGCTCCACGTTCAGGTCCTTCGCCCACTTCTCTATAGAGCGCTGGGCGATGATCAGGGAATCCCGGAAGACGATCCCATTATAATATCCGATCTCCACCGGATAATGAGGCTTCGTGTTGAGCTGTTTCACCGGCGCTCCCCACGCCGCCAGGAAGAACTTCCGAAGAAATACATAATCATAAGCCAGGTTATGGATATAGATGATCGTCGTATCTCCCGGAAGCGCCGCGTGGATCCGCGTGATGCAGTCTATCAGCTCCTCCGGATCGTCTCCCCACAGGGCCGCCACGTTGATCCCTGCCGTGTTGATGGCGACGGACCACTTCACGATATAGTTCTCGTTATCCTGGTATTCCCTCTTGCCCTTCTTCACCACCCATCGGTCCGGCGCGGATTTGCTGGTTTCCGTGTCGGCCATGATAAAAAGGTTGTTCAGTCTGTCCTTCCGGCGGCCTCTCGCCTGATCCGCGCCCACTACACTCTTCAGAAAACCATAATCAAAACACTCATACCTAACGATCTGGAACTCGCGCGTGAGGGCATGAGCGGCCGCCCTCTTCTCATCCATTCAGGGCGCTCAGGTATCTCCCCAGCACCCGGGCCGCGGATTTGTTTCCGTCGAGCCAGTCGTTGATCCGGTCGCCGTAGGGGCTGGAATCGTCAGAGAACCTCATGGCGCGGCCCCTCTCCCTCAGCTTCTTCAGCTCGTCGGCGTTCTTCTTGATCTCTCCCACGATCCTCCTGGTCGTCTCGGAACCGTAGCCGGCTGTCCGGAGGGCCTGCCACAGGCCGGACTCGAACACTCCGGCCAGGTCCTTCGCGTTGAATTGCGCGCCGGCGCCCTGTGAGAAGCTCTGAGCCTGTTTCCGATATGTGGTATCGATGCCCCTCTTGGTGGAGCTCGGTGCCGACATGAAGGCCTCCGCGGCCTTGGTGGCCCTCCTCATCCGGACCTCCATGGCAGCCGCCTGGCGCGGATCCGTTGGGATCGTTTTCGGCATCGTCGGAAACCGGCTCTTGCCGGCGCCGCGTAGTCCCTGGATATCCGCCATCGCTGTCCGGTAGGACCAGTTCTTCACGCCCTGGTATCCCTTCTGCTGGGACAGCTTCTCCAGCCTCTGGAGCCGCTTGTTGGCCGCCTGGGCCAGCTTTCTGTAATCCTCAAGAGCCTGAGCTGTTATCATAATAACAATCCTCCTCTACATCGTATCCGTCCCAGAACCGGCACTCGTCGTCCAGCTCCACCTGCATCTGTTCCGCGACGCATATGAATATCGGATACCCGTCGGTGATCCGCTTGGTGCACCAGCGGCACGTCGCGCATATCTTACGTTCTACTCCCATGATACTGATCTCCTCTCCGCCTCCTCCAGGGACTCCGCCGCGATGTAGAGGCACTGGGACACATCCCTGTAATAATAAGACTTCTGCTTGTAAGTTGGATTCTTGTTTGCTTTGTAAATGAAATGGTACTGCTGGCTAAGGCTCTCATATTTCTCTGCCAGCTCCCTGGCTCTGTATGCCGTCATCTCTTCACCTCCGCCCACTTCTGGCGCAAAAGGAGCTCCTTCAGCGCCAGCTCCGTCTTTACCTTATCCAGCTCCCACTCGGATCCGAACGCCTGGCGCCGGATCTCCGCGCGGAGAAGGGCGTTCTCCGCGTGGAGCTCACGGACCTGCTTTATCTTCCGGCGCCGGTACTGGATCTCCGCCTCGATCAGGAGGCCGATGATCAGGATCACGACGTCGACGGCCAGGCAAATGAAACAGAACGTCGTCAGGCTCATATCGTTCCCTCCTTCCTGAGCATCTCCACCAGGTGGGACCTGGTGCCGTACATCCACATGAGCTCACTCCAGAAGCCGACTTGTTCGGAGTGTTCCCAGTCGATCCGGCCGTCGTCGTACTGGTTGATCGAACAGGCCACGCAGACGAATGGATACTTGCAACCGAAGGAACAGACCAGCGTTCGGTCGTTCCTGGTATCGGCCAGGACCTCATACTCCCGGCCGTTCCGGTTCATGAGCTTGGCGCCGCGGATGAAGGATTGATGTCGGATGATCATTAGATATCATCTCCTTCCATGGGGCCGAGCTCCAGCTCAGCATATAGCGGAACTTCTTCACGTACATAAAGAGGAAACAGTTTTCCGCTCATATCCGCAATCGTTATGAGCCAGACGTGCATAGCAAAGTCGGTGCGTATTTCTTTTACCTTGTAGAGACTTCCATTGATCTTGATGGTGTTCCCGACTTCCAGAGATGTTGCTTCTACCAATGTCATTGCTGAACCCTCCCCTCACTGTCGAGCTCGAGATCATCGATATCGATAAGAACCTCATAATGATACTGGCCATCTTCTCCTTGCCACTGAGGAGTGTAAACATTAGCGGATCCATACTTCCGCTCCGCCCACCAGGCCACAGTGTTGGCGTGTTCCTCGCTGGTTGTTTTCAGGATGCTGATCATATCGCTACCTCCTATAACTCCGGCTCATGGCCGGTATGATACTACTATAATAAGCCCGGCGCCGGAGGGCCGTATTCTCAAAAGAGTGGCAAAAAGTTACAAATAGTTACAAACGGCAGGGGCCGCCGGCACAGCTCCGGAGGGCGGCCGGCCCTGCCCAGGCGTCTGATCAGCTCGGCCACGCGCGTGAGCCTTGGGGGAGGGGGAGGCGGAGGAATACCTACCTGTCAGCT